TGGAAACAGTTTCGACCAAAGGAACTAAGCTAGTTGGAATATCTTTCTCAGACTTAAAATCTATAAAAGAACCAACTGGATAAAAGCTCCCATTATGTCTAATGGGAGAATTGACTAAAAGTTTCATAACAAGCCCTATTGTTTAAGCGTTAGTATCGTTAATTATATAACCGGCTTCTGCGCCAACTATTTTAGAAATTAAGAGATCAGTATTTCTGATCATTTCCAACTTACCACCTTCTTGATATGAATCTACTTTAGGATTATCTTTCATTCTTAATGTATAACCGTAAGATGGTTCATAAAAAGTATTATTAGCAGACTGCGGAACAAAAGCTAAGATCATGTTATCGCTCCAAACATCTGTCATAACACCGGCGTCTGTTTCATAAACTGCTTCACCAACAAATATGTTAGGTATATTCAAAAGAGTTTGAAGCAGATTAACAGTCATAATAGAATGTTGATCGTAAGCAATTCTATCTAAAACGTCTGCATGGTGCGAAAGAGTTTTGAAAGCTTGTACACCGATAATTGCAACGTTCGGGAACTTCGCAATTTTTGAGCGGATAGCATAACGAGCAGTTTCAATGTCGTCAATCGGCGTGGAAGCTGCATTTGTCCATTGATCAGTTCCAGAAAGAGTTACTTTATTTGCTGCAGCATAATTAGTAAGCAACTGAGCATCATCAGCAGCAGCTTTCTCATTCCTTAAGAGAATAGCATCAGTAACAACTTTCATTGCATGTTCACGTAATCCCAACATATCCTCATTTTCCTCGCGGTAATCAATAGGATATTCAAGATCATGTTCAGTAAGAACATAATCTACTGAAGAATGAACACCAGGAGAGATTCTATTTGATTTTGCTCTGATAGCTCTTTCAGTGTTATAAATCTTGAAAGCTTCTTTATTAAACTGAGGTATTTTTCCTCCCTCTTTCAGAACAGGAACGATCGGAAAAAGTTTTGGAAAAACATAAGACGAATTACTGTAACCCCTTGCAAGTTTTGTTAGTACAGGGTCAGTCATTCTTCTGTCGGATAAAGTTCCCATTATTCAACTCCATTTTTTATTTTATTAAAAGCGTTTGTAAAACTAATTTCATCTTTGATTGATAAAGCCATGATCTTATCATAAAGCAAGAAAGATTCTTTGCTAACATTTTCGTTTGCAAATTCGGAATGATCTATTGTTGGCGGTGCAACGAAATTATCACCGTTAAGTAAATTAAGATCGACTAAGAAGGAAAGCAGAGAAATAAATTTGCTGTTGATAGTTTCATTGTTCTTTTCATCAGCAGCAAGAGAATCAAGCAAATCTTTAAAAGCTTTATTCACATAAGGCGGAAGAACACCGGCTTCAAACTTAGCATCGAGCGCAAGAACAAATTCAGCAAAGTCATAGGAAAACTTTTTGCTTTCAGCTTTCTCAATATTTTCTTTCAACAAAGTAATTTCAGCGTTTGAAGTTTCAAGTTCACCGATCAAACTTAAATTATCAGCAGCAAGAATATTATTCTTTTCTTTCAGAGAATCTCTGTTGATTATAAGAACTTTAACTTTTTCTTCGAGATCAAAAAGCTGTGCAGTAAGATCATCATCGTCAAGGGAAACCAAGTTGTTGTCATTATCCAGAACATCAGAATAGAATGCAACAAACTTTTGAGAGGGGTAGTTTTCAATAACTTCATCAGCGAAACCAAGTTCCAACGCTTTTTGTGAGCTTAAGAAAGTATTCTTATCGCAAAAGTCTTTAAGTTCTTCCTCACTCATTCCAGTTTTGGATTTGTAGAGATCAATTAAAGTATCACGAATAGATTCGAGAGTTTCACCGGTTTCATTCATATCGTTATGATCTCCAATAGCGATAGACCAAGGATTGTGAATCATTAAATAAGAGTTTTTATAAATGCGAAGTGTGTCACCGGCAAGCGCAATAACAGAAGCTATTGAGGCAGCGATACCATTAACAAAAGTATTGACTTTGAAATCACGAAACAGATTAAAGATTGCGAAGCCTTCAAAAACAGAGCCGCCGGGGCTGTTGATAAAAACATCTATTTCAGTAATGTTTTGAGATTTATAATTATCGAGAGTAGAAAGAATTTGCTTTGAATTGATTCCCCATGATCCGATTGAATCATAGATGTTTATGATACCTTTCATAATTTATCCTAATTTATTTGAAAGTCTTAGCATTAAACTATAACTTTTAAGTAAATTAAGCAAGATATTAAATTACGTTTAAGTAAATATGCAGAAAAAAGCCAAAAATACTAAAAAAAAGCCAGGGCGTAGCAAAATAGAATTAGACAGACCGCTGATAAATGGATTCATAGATGATCAGCTATCCATAAGGGCAATCGCTGATATTGTCGGGGTTGATCCGATGACTATAAAACGTAGATTTGCTACAAAACTCAAAAAAAGGAAAGCCGAACAAATAGTTGAAAGAGTTGATCTAAGACAGAAGCTAAGAAAAGCACAATGGGATTCAGCGATAGACGACAAAAATCCAGTTATGATGATCTGGTTAGGAAAGAATGAATTAGGTCAAGCAGACAAAATCGAAACAACAGAAAAGCAAGTAAAGAAAACAATGAAGATAACCTTCGGTAAGTAAATGGAACAAATTGAATACATACCAAGCGGAAGCGACATTGAAGCGCAGCACAGTTTAAGCGAAAGTGTTGAAGAAGAAGAAGTTGGGATTCACTTCCTAAAGAACCAGAAAGAAATATTCTACAAACACGATGCAAAGTTCAAGATCGTTGCAAAAGGAAGGCGTTTCGGATTCACGAGAGGATTAGCACAATATGTAATCTTACGAGCGATAGAGCAAAGCGAATCAATCTTGTGGGTTGATACAACTTATACAAACATAGTGAGATACATTGAAAGATATTTCCTACCAGTATTAAAAGGACTTCACAAAGAAGATTGGAGTTGGTTGAAAACCAGAAGCGAAATGAAGATCATGAACGGAGCGAACAATACTGTAATAGATTTCCGTTCAGCAGATCGACCAGAGAATATTGAGGGTTTTGGATATTCGTTAATTGTATTGAATGAAGCGGGAATAATCTTGAAGAATGAAAGATTGTGGCTTGAGTCTATTCGTCCAATGATGTTGGATTATCAGGCAGACGCCATCATCGGCGGCACTCCGAAAGGAAAGAGAGCTAAAGGGAAAGAACATTTATTTTATACTTTGTACAAGAAAGACCCCCTTTGTGTTTCCCCCTTGAATAAGGGGGAAAATAAAGAATGGAAGAGTTTTAATTATTCGACTTATGATAATGAAATGATTGAGGCTGCGGATATTGAAGAACTTGAATCAGAGCTTCCGCAAAGTCTTATTCGGCAAGAGATTTACGGAGAATTCATTGAAGAAGAAGAATCAGAGATCATCAAAAAGAAATGGTGGGTTTATCACGAACCGGCGGAATGGCAGAAAGAAAAAGTATTTGGAATTTATCAGTCTTGGGATACTGCTTTTAAGAAGAACGAAGAAAACGATTATTCAGTCTGCACAACTTGGGTTGAAACGAAAAATAAATTCTGGTTAATAAATTGTGTACGTGAAAGATTAGAATTCCCGGAACTAAAAGTAAAAGTTGTTGACCAATACAATAAGTTCAAACCTCGACAAGTATTCATTGAAGATAAAGCAAGCGGGCAGTCCTTAGTCCAAGAGATCCAAAGAGAAACGAGAATTCCAGTAAAAGCGATAAAGATAAATGGCGACAAAGTAGCCCGGGCAAATGCTGTCACACCATTATTTGAAGCGGGGAAAGTCACGATAGAATTAAGTTATTGGAGCGATCAAGTTATGAATGAGTGTGCAGCGTTCCCGAGCGGAGAGTTTGACGATGTTGTAGATTCAATAACATTGTTCTTGAATGAAAGAAAGGGAAGTAATCAAGAGATTGGAAAAACAATTCATAGAAAACGAATAAAAGTAAGGAGATATTAATATGAATGCAGTAACTAGAGAAATTGCAAAACGGAAACGTGAATTCTTTTGGAATCAAGAATATATTATTGATTATGATGAACTAGGAATCACGCTGAAAGAATATCAAACAACTTTAGATGATCCTCACGTTTACGCAGGAGTTCAGCAGCGCAAAGGACAAATTCAACAAATGGGTTGGGAGTTGAACGTTCCAACAGATTGCTGCATCAAAGATAGTATAATGAATTTCATTCAAGGTTGGACATTCGAGAAGATCATAAGTGAAATGCTTAACTGTGTAATGTTTGGATATTCAGTTTTAGAGATTGAGTGGAAGAAAAACGGCGAAGAATATATTCCGATTAACTTAATAGAAAAACCAAATGAATGGTTTCGATTCAATGATAAAAGAGAATTAGTTTTCTTGTCAGACGATGGAACGAAAAGCGTACCGAATTATAAATTCATTGTAACGAAACACAAAGGAAGTTATGAGAATCCTTACGGAGAAAAGATCGCTAAGAAAATCTACAAATATGTTAAGCAGAAAGAAATAACAATCGAGATGTGGCAGAAGCTTGTCGAGAGATACGGAATGCCTTCTCTGATCGGGAAGTATGCTACTGGTGCAACCGAAGCGGATAAACTCGCGCTGCTTGAAGATATGGAATCTATGATAGAAGATAACATTACTGTAATGGACACAGCGAACGAATTCAGTTTTGAAGAAGCTGCAAAGTATAATGTCGGCGATGTCTTTGAAAGGCTGCTTCACTTTTACAATCTTGAAATATCTAAAGCGATCCTAACAGTAACATTAACAACAGAGATCACGCAAGTTGGAAGTTACAAAACAGCGCAAATCCATAAAGAAATGCTTGAATATCTTGGATTAGCGGATAAGAAGATAATTGAAGATGCCATTAACAGAGTAATCGAGTGGTACGTAATTCTGAATCATGGAGCCGAAGAAAAAGTTCCAAAGATAAAATTCAACAGAAAAGAAAAGATAATTGAAAGCACGATTGATCGAGATAAAATCTTGCAAGAGATCGGCGTTAAGTTCACAGCAGATTATTTCAAAAAACGATATAACTTGACTGATGAAGATTTTTGCCTCGACTCCGCTCGGCATGACGAATAAGTAATGTTGAATGATGAATGTTTAATTGTGAGAAGTCAGAAATCAGAATACAGACCATGCCTAGCGGCAGGCAAGAGTGAAAAGGCAAATGTGATGCTTCGGCTTCGCTCAGCATGACGAAAAATAATATTTAAAGATGAGGAAATGATGGGAGAGTTTGTGGATGGAAATATTGGGATTATTCTTGGGGGTTTGCTGGGGATGATAAATTTTTTATTCTGGAACAGGATAAGACGGATTGAGAAGGATATTGAAGAGAATAAAACTCTTTGTGGAATGATCGAGCATAATTATCTGGATAGGTTTGAAAAGCTTAATGAGAAGTTGAATGAGGTTGAGAAGAATATTATTAAGGAGATATTTAGGGAGAGGAATCAGAAGACAGAAATCAGAACACAGAAGTGATGCTTCGACTTCGCTCAGCATGACGATTAAGTAATGTTGAATGATGAATGCTAAATGTTTTATTGTGAGAAGTCAAAAGTAAGAAGATAGAAGTCAGAAATCAGAATACAGACCATGCCAAAGGTATTAAGGGAATAGCTATGTGATGGGAATCACAAAAGGGGTAAAAATTGGTGCCTAACTTAAAAATAGGTATAAATACCTATTGTAATATCCGAATATCTTGTTATATTTACTAAGTACTTTAATAGAGCTGTACGTCTTTTATTTTAAGTTTAAACAAAATGGGCTGTTTTAGATGACATATAAAGAGCAGAGAGGGTTATTATAAAAATGTCCAACACCTAATAAATAATAAACTGAATTGAAACAAGAGATGTGGATAATAATGCAAAGCAAATATTTTGTTATACTGCACGATGCAGTCTAATTATAGGTTATACTTACTAAAGATTAAATTAAAGTTTGCTTGGTTTTAACAACTTTGGAATAATTGAACAAGGAGGGATAATGTTGAAAATTGAATTTGATTATTAAAAAGATGCTTATAACAAAAATCATTTAGAATTTTGAATATTTAAGCAAATAATTTGCATAACATTTTTGGAGAAAATTAAAATGAAAAAACTCAAAGACATATCAATTGTTATTTCTATCCTTTTGAATTTATTGTTATTTGGTTGTCAAGATAATGATAACATTTTAGGAACAGATAATTTAAATAATGAAACACCTGGCCTAGCTAGT